TCGTGCTGGAAAACGCGCTCAATCGCGCCCTGCGCGCGCGATATCTGCTGGCGACTCCGACCTATCGGATGATCGCGCAGCAGCGCACCTATATGGACTTCCGCGATCATACCAGCGTCCGCCTTGGCGATTTTCCAGAAATGAAGGAGGTCAAGGAGACGGGCGAAATCGTCGCCGGCACCTTCTCGGAATCGAAGGAAAAGACGGCGGTCAAGTCTTACGCGATTCAGGTGGGATTTTCGCGCCAGCTGCTCGTCAACGATAATCTGAACGGCATTCAGCAGGTGTTGAATGATCGCGCCTCCTCGGTTGCGCGGTTCGAGGACAAGACCTTCTACGTCATGATGCTGTCGGCGGCGGGCGCCGGGCCGACCTTGCTCGAAACGAGCCGGGCCGTCTTCAATACGACCGACAAGACCAAGGCGTCGTCGGGCGGCGCGATCGATATCACGACTCTCAGCGCGGCCCGCGCGGCGATGCGCGGCAAGACCTCGCTGGATGGCGTGAAACTCAATGTCGCGCCGTCGATCCTCCTCGTTGGCCCGGCCTATGAGACGATTGCGCTGCAATATACCAGCTCGGCATTCGTGCCGAACCAGTCTTCGGTCATCAATCCATTCTCTGGCAAGCTGACCGTTGAAGTGACGCCGGAAATCACCGGGAACGGCTGGTATCTCTTCGCCGACCCGAGCGTCGGGGCGAATTTCGAATGGGGCCTGCTCGACGGCTATCAGGCGCCGCGCATGCGCATGGACGAGCCATTCGGCACGCAGGGTATGTCGGTTTCGCTTGAGCATGATTTCGGCTGCGGCGCGATCGATTTCCGCTTCGGCTATCTCAACGCCGGCGCGTAATTCACGGCGGGCGCCGGGCGCGCCCGCTTTCCCGCTCCTCCCTTAAATCGAGAGAACCGAGATGAAAAACTTTATCCAGGAAGGCGAGGCAGTCACTGTCGCTGCTCCCTATGATGTGCTGTCAGGCGCTGGCGCGCTGGTGGGCTCGCTGTTCGGCGTCGCGGCCTCTGGCGCGCTGTCCGGCGCCGATGTCGTGCTGCATACGTGCGGCGTCTTCGATCTGAAAAAGGTGTCGGCGCAGGCTTGGACTGTCGGCGCCAAAATCTATTGGGACAATTCGGCGAAGACCGCGACGACGACATCGACCGGCAATACGCTTATCGGCGTCGCGGTCAAGGCCGCCGACAATCCGTCTTCGACCGGCTATGTGCGACTGAATGAGGGCGCGCTGTTTGACGACGGCCTGCCGATCACCGTCTCCATGGCTGCCGCCGCCGGCGGGTTGAATGTCTCGGAAGTCACCATTACCGTGAAGGACGCCGCGGGCAACACGGTCGCCGCCGTCCATCATATGGACGTTTGGCTTTCAGACGACGCGGACGGCGCCGGGCTCACCGGAACGACCGCCTCGGGAACCGTAACCAACAAGTCGGCGAGCGGCATCGTCCTTTCGACCTATACGGCGAAAAAGGCGCTTCGGGTGCAGTCGCTCAAAACCGGCATTTTCGTGCTGGAGATCACCGATGCGGCGAAGACGGCGTTCAAGGTCTGCGCTTCTTTGAACGGCAAGGCGATCGTCGGCGCCACGCTCGTGACCGGCAACTACGGCTGATAGCTACTGATGCCGTCCGCGTTCTCTGCAACAGAGGCGAAGACGCTTGGCCGCGTCTTCGCCAGCTTCGGCGTTTCGGCGAGCTATCTCTCGCCGGACTTCGTCACCAGCGCCTGTGTCGTCGTTCTCAATCAGGCGGATGATTCAGTGACGCTCGGCAATGTGCCGCTTGTCGCCGGGCAGACCATCGTAGAAGTGCGCGTTTCCGAACTGGCCGCGCCGGTCAAGGGCGGCGTCTTCACCGTCGACGGCCGAGACTATCGGATCGTCGCGGCGCCCAAGCGTAATGATCCGTCCGGCCTCGTCTGGACCTGTCTTTGTGATTTGCAGCCCGCATGATGATTACACTTGAAATCGATAATCGCGCGATCTCGAATGCGGTGGAAGGTGAACGCATCGAGTTGGCGAAGCGCGTTCGACTCGCGACCGAAAATACTGGATATGAGAAATTAACTGAACCGCTGCGCGAAATGACGCGGGAAGCGCTAAATTCGCGGAAAATGCCGACGACATGGAGAGAGAAGCTTTATCCAGAAGAGGCGCGTCATACGCTCACGCCGGCGTTTTTCGTTTATTCGTTAGTGCCACAGGCCATGGTCGCCTTCGAAGAAGGGGCAACCATTACACCTATAGGCGGCAAGAAATATCTCTGGATTCCAACCGAGAACGTCCCGCGCGGTAAGGGCGGCGCGCGCTTTACGCCGAAAAAAATATTAATCGCCATTACGAGACCGGCGGAAACGAAAGGTCGTGGAAAAGATAGAACAACGAAATTTTTCGATAGAGCAAAATTCAAAATCATTCCTCTTAAAGGGGGAGGATTTATTGTTCTCGGCGCAGCTAATGTCGCGCGACGTCGATCACATAAGCGCGGCGGCAACCGGATTGGCGCAAACCTTGGGTATGGCGGAGCCAAAACTGTCGAGTTCAACTCCACCGAGGCCGAGAATTGGCTACCATTTTATATTTTGAAGAAACAGGTGAAGCTCCGTAAGCGGCTCAATATCGCATCGATCGTCGATCGCGCCGGCGCGAAATATGCCGCGAATTACGAGCGGGCGGCAAACGCGTCATGAGCAGCGAAACCGAAACCGCGATGCTGGCGCTCAAAGCAGCGCTGGATGCGTCCGCCGATCTTCCCGCCGTGCGGCGCGATCCGGTCTTTGAAGATGTTTTCGAGGAACTCGCCGCCGCATTGAACCCGTCGCCTTCCGCGCCGGCGACGCCCGATTATCTGACGGTTCTGGCGTTTCGGCATGGCGCCGCCGTCGAGACGACGCGCCGCTTCGGCGCGGGGCCGGACGCTTTTGAGCTGGTCCGCAACGCCGAAATCGAACTCTATGTCGCCGGCGCGGAAGGCGACGGGCTCAATGCTGCTTTCGACGCGGCGCTTTCCGCCGTCTATGCCGCCGTCGAGGCCGATCCAACGCTCGGCGACGATGTGATCCGCGCCGAAATCGTCGAGCCGCCGGAGCTTGGAACGGACGCCGCCGGCTCCAAAGCCGTGCTGACCGCCGTGATCCGCGTGCAACTCACTTACGTCTCGCCGAGGAGCTACTGATTTGGTTGAGAAAGACAATGAAGATCGGGTCATGATCATGAAGGGATCATCCGCTGGCAAGTCGACAGAGCTTGGACGACCGACGCGTCCAGAGCCTCCGGCGATGACCACCGCTGTCGTCGTTTCAAACTATCTCGTCGCGCTCGCCGACGCGCCCCCTGTTCGCGCCGGCCAGATCGTCCCCAACACGCCGGAAAACGCCAAGGCGCTTGACGGCAAGAGCCGTCCCGCGTCCGAAATTGATCTCGGCGTCGCCGGCCTCATCAGAAAGGATTAAGCCCTATGGCTACCGACTCAATCGCGCTCGGGCGGCTCGCCGACGCGCTGCTCAAGGTCGAATCTTCTTATGGCGTCGCGCCGGGCGGCAATTATCAGCGCGTGCATTTCTACAAAGCGTCGCTCAAAGAGTCGACGCCGCTCGAAGGCGACCCGATCATCGGCTCGGGCAACGACAATTTCCGCGATGAGGCCGCTATCGCGCCGGCGCTGTCGGAACATGGCGGCGGGCTTGAGCTGCCGCTCTGCATGAATCAGATTGGCGATTGGCTCACCATGGTTTTCGGCGCCGCGACGTCGACGGGGACGACCAATCGCACCCATGTCTTTAAGTCAGGCCTGCTGACCCTTCCGTCCTATGCGCTCGAAATCAAGCCGATCGCCTCTGATTACCGCATGCATACCGGGCTCGCGGCGAAGAGCCTGACCTTCGATCTCGCCGATGCGGCCGGCGTGCAGCGCATGATGCTGGACGTGCTCGGCTATGGCGAGGCGATCGGCTCATCGTCCGGCGGCGGCATTCCGGTTGCGGCCCGAACCTATGCGCCGTTCAAGGCGACAGGCACGGGCACTGCGGTGAAACTCGACTCGGTCGCGGTCGGCAAGCTGCTGTCGGCGAAATTCACCTATGAAACCGGCCTGACCCAGGACCGCTACATCGATACGTCCGATAGATTCGGCGCGGGGGTGCTGTCCGAAAATGCGCAGTTCTCCGGGGAGCTGCGGGTGCGCTACGCCGGCCCGACCTATGACTCGCTCGCCGAGGCGGAAACAGAAAAGACGCTCGGCATTGAATTCGTCGTCGGCGCCAATAATTCGCTGATCCTGACATCGCCGTCCGTGCGTTTCGCGCGGTCCGGCGTAGCGATCGAGGGGCCGGGCGGGATCGAACAGACGATTCAGTTTCGCGCCCGCCAGACCGCGTCGGCGCCGATGCTCACGGCGACTCTCAAAAACCAGATTGCGACCTATCCATGATCCGTATCGGCAAACCCAAGACCGGCCTTACCCTGCCGCTCGGTCCCGGCGCGTTCCTCGTCTATCGCGAGGCGACAAGCGTCGATCGCGAGGCGGCGCTATATGCCGCGCGGGAATTCTTCCAATCGGTGCGCAACGGCGCGGCGGCGCTCGCCGATATGGGCCTCGATATCGGCGTCGCCAAGACGTTGGAGGGCGACGACGGGCTTTCGTCCGGCGTGTCCCTCCTCGTCTTCAATGTCGAACTCTGCATGCGCTGCGTCGCATCCTGGGAAGGCGTCGGCGATGAGAACGGCTCGCCGCTCCTTCTCATGCGCGAAAATCTTGCCGCCGTGCTGCGCGATCCGGCGCTTTATACGCTGATTTCCGGCGCGCTCTCCGCGCGTCTCGTCACCATGGACACAGAGGGAAACGCATCAGCGCTCTCGCCGAATGGCGCGCCGGCGGGGGCGCCGCCTATTGCCGGGCCTGCCGCGAATTAGGGTCGCCCTGCGCCAAGGGGAAGCCCAGCGCTGGCGGCAAGCGCTGCCCCGAATATGAACATGCGGCGCGCACGATCGAGGGCGCGGCGGCGCTCGAAGCCTGCGCCGCGCCCGGCGTCATGAGGCGCGCCGGCATGTCCGGCGTCATTGTCGGCGTCGATTACGCCCAGGCGCTCCTCGTCGCCCGGCGCGGCGCGCGGCGCCCTTTTCTCGAACTGCTCAAAATCGCCGAGCGCGGCCTGCTCGCCGGCGTCGCCAAGAACAGGGAATAGCGCCTATGGCCGGAAAAACCTCCGTCACGCTGCGCCTCGGCGCCGAGGGCGACGAAAAGATCATCGCCGCGCTGAAAAAGATCGGGCAGACGGGCGACGCTGCGATGCAGGGCCTGTCGAAAGAGGCGCGCAACGCCGCGCGCGACTTCGACCGGCTTGAAAAGAGCCTTGACGGGCAGGCGCGCTCCGCCGCGCAGGTCGCCAAAACCTATGTCCAGGCCAACGCCGCCGTTGCGGCCGGCGTGCGCACCCAACAGGACGCGCAGCGCGTGCTCGATCTGGCGGAGCAGCGCCATCTGCGCCTCACCGGCTCGCTCAACGACAACACTAAGGCCGCCGGCCTCGCGCGGCATGAATGGATCAACCTGTCCCGCCAGTTTCAGGATGTCGGCGTGTCGCTCGCCGGCGGGCAGAAGCCGCTGACCGTCCTGCTCCAACAGGGCTCGACGATCGCGGATATCTTCGGCTCGTCAAAGGCCGGCGCCGCCGGCGCGCTGAGGGCGTTCGGCGCGGGCGCGGTTCGTGCGCTGACATCGCCGATCGGCATTGCAACAGCATTGGGCGCGGCCGTCGCCGCTATTGGTATTGAGGCTGGCCGGGCGCAGAAAGAGCTGGCAACGCTCGGCGAACAGTCTCGCCTCACCGGGCTGCCCGCCGATATCCTTCAGGGGGCTAAGAAGATTGGTGCCGGGGCCGGGCTTGATGAAAAAGGCGCGCTGACTGCATTCGCCAACGCCGGTAAGCAGTTCCAAGCTTATGGCCGAAATGAAGGCGAGGTCAAAAGCGTCCTTGAGGGAATCGACAAGGGATTTTTGAAGGTTCTCGATCGCGCGCGCAGCGCCGCTGAATTCATCGATATCCTGAACGATAAGATTCGCAGCCTTCCGACCGCACAGGCTGAACAGCTCGCGAGAGCGCTGTATCAGGACGAAGGCGGCGCCAAGCTCGTCGACGCCATCAGGCGCGGCGAAGTTTCGATGCGAGCGCTCATGGAAGCGTCTGGCTCGACCGGGAACAGTCTGAATCAGGCCGCCAGCGCCGCGGACGAAATGCAGAAGAGGATCGCTCTGGCGGCGCAAGAGGCCGATAATAAGCTACTCAATGCCATGAAGAATATTAAGAGCCCAACCGACGATATCAAACTCGGCTGGTATAGCATCGTCGGCGCCATGGCCGATGCGGTCGAGAAATCAGAACGCCTTCAGCGCACCTTGAAGGCGATGACGAGCTGGACTGCGCTCTTTAATGAGATTGGCTCAGCATACAATGCTGTCGACAAGATGCTTGGCGCGCGGCCTGTTGTAAGTCTGGAAAATGAGAATCTCCCACGCAGAATTATCCCAGGCGATATTCCGTTTCCGAACTTCAACGAAGCCAAGCAATCGTTTCTGCCGAAACTCATCAATGCGCCGGTCGGCGATACGCGCGATCTTTTTCCTAAAGGTGGACGCAAAGAAAGTGACGCGCGCGCCGCGCATCATCAGAAAAGTGGGCGCACGCCAGAACAGACCGCGGCTGAAAATTTCGCGCATATCAAGGAAGAGCTGCAAGCAAAGATCGCGGCAGAGAGTGCATTGGGCGGCGAATACGACAAGGAAAATCTGAAACTTAAAATATTGAATGAGCAGCATAAGATCGGCCGTGGTGCTATCCAGGCACAAAAGGACGAAATCGCCGCGCTGGTCACGAAATTGGACGACGCGGAGCGCGCGCATAAGGCCAACGCCAAGGCCGCGGAAGCCTGGCGGGACACGATGCGCGAGGTCGGCGATATTGCGCGCAGCGCCTTTTCCTCGATCGCCAATGATCTGGTCGGCGGCAAGAATGCCGGCGCCGCCTTCAGGAGCACGCTTGAGCAGATCGAGCGCAAACTCATTGACATCGCTTCGCGCAGCCTGACAGACTCGCTGTTCGGCGCGGCCAGCGACAAATCCTCAGCGCGCAGCCTGACAGACTCGCTGTTCGGCGCGGCCAGCGACAAATCCTCAGGCGGCGGCCTGTTTGGCGGTCTTTTCAAGGGGTTCTTCTCCCATTTCAGCTTTCCAGGCTTCCCTGACGGCGGCCTGGTCGGCGACCGGCCGCGCCACATATTCAGCGCGCCGCTGTCCGCCTTCGCCAATGCGCCGCATTTTGCAAATGGCGGCGGCATCCCTGCCTTTCTGCACGCCGGCGAAATCGTTCTCAACGCCGCGCAGCAAAAGAATGTTGCCGGTCAGATGGCGCCGAACGTCTCAATTCACAATTATGCGTCCGGCGTCGAAGTAACGCCACAGATGACGCCGGATGGGTTGACGCTGATCGTCAAAAGCATGATCGACGCCAACAACCGCAATCTGCCGTCGATCCTCGCCGACAGAAGCAATCGTCGCTAGCATGGCGAACCGCGATCCGCTGGTGATGCGCTGGCCGCAAAATATCATTCCGGTGCGGCATGTCACGCTATCGCGCGAGCGCGCGATCGTGACCGGCCCGCCGCCGATTGCGGGCGCCGCGCAGCGGGTAACGTCACCCGGCGCGACATGGCGGTTGACCTATGAAGGCGTGTTGGCGCGGGAGGCGTCTCTCGCGACGCTGCGCGCCGTGCTGGCGCGTATCGAAGGACGGGCGCAGCCGATCTATGTTGGGCCTTACGATTACGCCTTTGGACCGGTGAAGCGTGCCGGCGCGGTCAGCCCGATCTTTTACA